GATTCTTGTCTAATACTAGCAAAGTAGCTATGTTTGGGAAGTAACACATAAAAACGATGGTAAAAATTCTAAAACCTATTCTTCTAGTCTTTATTAAATCAAAAGCAATGAAGAGATTGATAGTGGATCTGTTAAAGGCAATAGCTAAACAAACAGACAATACAATAGACGATCAAGCAGTAGCTTTTATAGAAGCCAGAATGTTTCCTGGTTCTACCACATCTCTTCAATAAAATGAAAGTTACAAAGTTTCTCAACATAGATATAGAACCAGCACCTATGGAAATGCAGTTGGAAGTTGAAATGCAATGTAGAGAAATTATGGGAACTAATGATTTAGATGGTTTAAAAAGATATTGTACTCATCTTATTAGAAAAAAGTTTGACCAAGATATTTTTATGGCTTCGTTACTAAATAGACTTATAGAACTAGAAGCTAATCGTGTTGTAAAAGAAATGAGAAAAGAAAAACCTAAAAATCCCTTCAAAAAGTTTTTCCGTATTTCTAAATAATATCTTTTTCTGTAATATCGACCCAATGAAACATATCTAGTGTCCAGAGTGCCATCTCTGGGGGTTTTTCTTCATATCTGAAAGTTCTTTTCAAATCTGGATCGTAAAAAACTTGCCCTATGTAAGGACTTTTTGGGAAAGCAATCCCTAGTGATGATCGAAAATAAATAGACATAATAGTTGTTTTAATTTTTTTGCTTTCTACCTTCGATTCGTCTTTGTACAGATTCTCTCCACATCAACTCATCTTTAGCTTCAGCAATTTTATATTCTGAACTAGGATATTCACGTTGTAAAGCCTCATAAGCTACCTTTCTTACCCATGCAGTACCACGCATACCCTGTCTATCAGCAGCTTTTTCTATAAG